CCGCCTACGCCGCCACCGCCTACGCCGCCTACGCCGCCGCCGCCACCGACGCCGCCACTCGGCTCCGCGAATGCGCTGACCTTTGCAGAAAAGGTTTGAAGATTCCAGCGACATTGGGAGGCAAGTTATGAGCGATGAGTTGAAGAAAGCGTTAGAAGAGATAGTTGCCGTCGCCAGTGGCGAGAGACAGATTGCTGATGACGATACCGAGGGCATGGCATGGATTGACAAGCGCGCAAGGGCCGCCCTCGCCGCGCAGCCCCAGCAAGGTAAGTTGCTCACTGACGCCGAATGGGCGCGGTTATCGGCTGAATCCCGGCATAAGCTGAATGTTGCGTTCGCCGCGCAGCCCCAGGTGACACTGACAGGACAAGACGTGCGAAATGCAATGGAGTCTAGTCATGGAGGAACGGGAGGTTATCACACAGAAACAATCGCCAGAAAACTAAACATCCTTCTCGTCTCTCCCGCGCCAGCGCCCGCCCCGCAGGGAGTGCCCACGTCAGAACCTAGAGATTGGCGAGGTATCCGTTGGATTGATTCAATCAAGGCTATTGACCTTGCGCAAGAAATTGCTCAACATTTCGGTCACGATTGCAAGAAATGTGGCGAGAATGAAGACGAAGAATCGTGCGAGTTTGCATGGGTGGAAACAAAGCTCTCTAATTTTCTTTACGTAATCTGTGCTCGCGTGCCAACTAAAGTGCCGGCGGAGCCAGCGCCCGCTCATGCCATGAACGACACGATGAGGCCTATCGAGACATCGGCAGAACCCACCATCGACAGGTCAGTGATGTTCAAGTTGCCAAAGGAAGAAGAAGCTAATTGGGTTTCCTATGCTGAATATCATTCAATGGCGCAGAAAGCGGATGTCTTGCTTCGTCGTGTCATTGAACTGGAAGATAAGCCAGCGGAGCCAGCGCCCAGCCAGCCACTCGCTGACGATAATCCGCAATGCTTGTGCTCAGATTTATACGAAAACAGCGAGCCGGGATTGTGCCCAAAACACGGAAAGCAGCCACCCGCCACGGAGCCAGCACCCACCTACGAACCTCTCGGCTATGCAGTCGAGCGCGGCGATCTGAAAGCGGGCTGGGGGATAAGCGACGAGACGGCGCTGGGGGCGTTTGAGGTGTATCGCAGGGTGAAATGAGAAAACTTGTTCAAATCATGCTTGCCGTTGGTGATGAGCACGGTAACCCTACGGGATGGGTTGAAAAGATTTGCTTTGATGGGTTGGACGGAGATACGGCGCTTGAATTGTCTTATCCGTTCTGGCCGCCATCTTGCTCGCCAGTGTGCTATCACATTCCCGGAGAGAAAGTAATCAAGTTCTCGCGGCGGAAGTTTCACATCGAAGGCTATCACACTTGGGTGGGTAACTGGTGTTGGGATGCGGTGTCATGTGCCCCGGAAGTGGCGACTGCTCTAGCGAATTATGCGTTGAAGATTGGCTTCACGCCAGAAGGCGGCTGGGAATCCATCTATCGCAAAATTGAGGCTAAGGAGCCGATAATCTCAAGGGATTGGTGCGCCTGACCCCACCCCTCGCGGGTGAGCGGGGAGAAGGGAACAAGCTAGAGAAGAGTTTGGTGTGTTGGCTGCGATGCTACTAGTGGCTCGCGTGATTGACCAGCAACCGAAGCTGCAGAGGGGGCTTAGCTCCGGGCGGGAGCGGCCCCTGAGCGGCAGAGAGGGAAAGACGATGAGCACACAGGAACTACTTCAAGGTATTTTTGCTTTGTTGGTGGGCTATCTGAGCAAGCCGAGCAAAGAAGAAGCAGCGCAGCAAGCAGCAGACTGGCAGAAAGCGGTTTATGGGCAGTGATGGCTTGGTTTACAAACTGGTGGAGGGAACGCGAGCGATGAAGCTCCTGCTACAAGGATTGGGGGCCATCGCGCTGGTGTGCGCTTTTATATACTCTTGACGCAGGACCATTTCCATATATACTCTTCTTTGTGAAGGTTGAGGCGCGTGAAAACATACTTATTGAAGCTCGATGATGCAGTGCATGCGGCGTATCAGAAAGCGGCGAAGGCCAAGGGACTGAAACTTGCGGAATGGATTCGCATAGCGTGTGGCAGAGCGCTTGAAGGGAAGGAGGCAGGCCATGAAGTTCGTGATCAGAAGGACGCCACTGGGCTTCGAGACCTATCTCTTTTGGGACGGCGCTCTCGCCCGCGTATCGGAAGTGCTGGATCTGCGCGCGATTCCAAACCAATCGCCCCAAGTGTCTCCTCAGATCGAGCGGCTGATCAACACGATGTTTCCTGCCAATGCGGGGTTTGCAGTTTCAAACGAAGCGTCCTTGGCGGTGGTCAACTAGCGAAACCGGAAAAGAAGAAAGCGAAATTCAGGCCACACGCCTGACGCGCCGCAAAATATCGGGGGAACGATGAAAAGCGAACTGAAAGAGCGCTATCCGCTTTCGTGGCCGGAAGGATGGCCGCGGACTCGGCCGCAAGACCGCAAGCCTCAAGCGGCGTGGAAGAAAACAGCGAATCAATACCGCGATGCCTTAGAGAAGGAATTGACGCGCATAGAGTCACCGTCATTTGTGATCTCCAGCAACGTGCCTGAGAATCAGCGTGGGAACATGACGCCAGGGATTGAGCCGCTTGATGTGGGTGTGGCACTCTACTTCACGCGCAAAGTGAAAGAGGATTTCTCTTGGCAGGATGCGCTCGACATCCACGATCCGGCGCCGACCGAAGCGCAGATTGACGCAGCCTATCGCCGGCTCTCGCTCATTTATCACCCCGACAAGGGCGGTGACATCCAGATGTTCCAAGCGCTCAACGTGCATCGGAAGAACGCGCTTAACTGGGTGAATCGGAAAACGAATCAGAACTTCGATTACGTGCTCGCGTGCGATCAATTCAATGCGGTGCGCCTCAACATGGAAGCGATCTGCCTGACACTCAAGGCCATTCGCCAGATCGAGCGTTGTGGAACATCCAGCCTACTCGAACGTGCCTTCAAGGGATTCGCGGCCATCGCGGAACATGCCAGCGGGGAATGACGCATGACTCAGCCTTTACTCCCAGGCCCGCCCGATGATGCTGTGCGTTTGCGCCGCGAGATCGCGGGACTTGAACAAGAACTCCAAAAGGCGAAAGACGAAGCCGCAACGGCAAAGTTAGCTGCGAAAGATGCCGTACAAGCAATTCGAGCGTTGCGTCACCAGTTGGAACCATTTTATGCAGCGCTGAAAATGATCTTCGGCGAAATCTCCCGCGTCGAGGTCGAAGGTCTTCCTGAGGACGGTCGTCCTACGCATCACACTTCCGTACTGAGTCCGAAGTGGGAGATGATGAAGACGCGACTGGGAGGCCGGCAAGCGGAGTTTATTGATCTGATGGCACACGGAGAAATGACCGCAGCGCAACTCCGGGCAGCAGCGCATTGCGACATTCGCACGGCATACGGTGTGATCGAGAAGATGAAGAATGCAGGGTTGCTCAACAAGAACGGCGGAAAATTCTCGCTCAAAGAACTCTAGCGATGAAGCCAGCGAAAGACGGAAGCAAGCTCTGGAAGCGCCTCGAAGTGAAGATTATCGTGGGCGAGAAGGTTATGCCACACGTCTTTCGCGCGCCGCCAAAACGCGGCTACAGCGAAGCGGACATTGAAGCGTCCCTAGAGCGCGTGATCGAGCATCTTGACGCGAAGTTCCCGACACTAGAGTTCAAGCAAGTGGAACTCGGGCCGAACAAAGTCAATTTCATCGCGATTGGCGCGAGACAAGGAGAAACGAATGAAACTGGAAACAGCAACGATGGCGGAGATAGCAAAAATGGTTTGCCTGAAACAAGGGCACAAAATCGGGTCGATGTCATCGACAGGAGCGCTCAATCCAACAGAACCGGACAAGACGACCTATGTGACAATTGAAAAAGCGATGTGCCTCGCGTGCGGCGCGACACTGGAAGAGATTCGCGGCGAAGCGTAGCGCAGTATATATCCCATACTATCCAGAGCTAGGCGCGCGGAAGTGATATATACTGTTCTTGGCGTGGGAAACCATGAACGGAGAACATGATATGGGAGAACTTGGGGAAAAAGAACTGGCTTATCAAAAGGAATCTGATCGTCTCGATGCGGAACTCAAACCGAAACTCACTGATGAGTTTCTGAGTACGTTATTGCAGGCTGTCCGAACACACGGGTGGTCTGGAGATTACGTAGAGACATTCCAATTCGTTCAGGAGATGTTTGATTTGGCGGGCAAGGAACGTCCTGTGCCACTGGAACCATTTCAAACCTGGTGAAGGACGGCACTTAGTTTATTTGTGATACCCTTCTCGCGTGGCAAGCGTCTCTCCTACTCTTAACTATCGCGAAGATGAAGTGCTTCGCATCACGGACTTCTATCGCCCATGGGAGCATCAAAATTCCTGGCACTGTCTTCCCGCGAAACATCGGCTGCACGTCGGGGGATTCGGGAGCGGCAAGAGCAAGCCGCTTCTCATGGAAGCGATCATCCACTGCATCGAGTTCCCGGGCTCGAACAGCATCATCCTTCGCCGCACGATTCCCGATCTGAAGCGCACTGTTTTAGATAAGTTCGAGAACGATATCCCTAAGTCGCTGTACGAACGCGGGTCGCAAGAACGCGGGACCTACAACAAGTCAGACCACATCGTGTACTTCCCTCCTGTTCTCGTGGATGACTGGGACCCCGACACAGACACACCAATCATTGATCCCGAAACTGGCGAGCAAAAGAAAGTGTGGAAGCAGAGCAAACTCTACTTCGGCGCGTGCGACCGCATTGAAGACGTGGGGAAATATCTCTCCACTGAGTTCGTGTTCATCGGCTTCGAGGAGCTCGGCGAGTTCCCCTATCTCATCTATGACGCGATGGAAGGGCGCAACCGCTGCACGATTCACGGCGCGCGGCCGTGCATGGCCGGCGTAACGAACCCCATGGGCATCGGGTGGGGCTGGATCAAGAAAGTGTGGATAGACCACCAACCCTGTCACGGGATGGACCCGGACGCCTTCGATTCGCGCGACTATCAGTATATACACTCGACCGTGGACCAGAATCCCATCCTGATACGCGACAAAGGGTATATACGATCCTTGGAGAAGTCACCGCTACGTGACAAGATCCGTTGGGGCAGGCTCGAAACCGTTAGCGGGCAGTACTTCTCGAATTGGGACCCAAAGCGTCACATACTTCCGAAGAATGCTTTCCTATTTGAACAGTGGCAGCCTGTTTGGGCGAGTTGGGATTGGGGGTTCTCGCACTTTTCGGTGATGACCTTCTGGACAAAAGCTGTATTGAAACCCCGCTTTGAAGGTGAAAAACCTCGGCTAGTGAATGTCACGCTGAAGGAAGTGGTGCTTCAAGAAAAAACAGTGGAGCAACAAGTTGAGGCTTTCCTGCTTGCGATTCCGCGGCTCAAGGACGAACAGGGACGCGAAGCTGGTTATGCTTGGGATGTTGATAGCATCCATTTATCCTGGGAGCGTTTCAACCGCACAGTTTCCAATCGCACAGTAGCGGATGAGATTGGGGATTTACTCCAAGCCGCTGGACTTCCGCGACCGACGCGTTCAAACAATGACCGCATCGCGGGATGGACAAAGATGTACGAGATGTTGGAGACAGACGAATGGTTTCTGCTTCAAGGAGAATGCCCTGCGTGTGTAGACGCAATCCCACTTTTGGTCCGCGGCAATGGTACGACGTGTTCGATGGAAGACGTGATAAAGCCAAAAGGCACTAGTTTAGAGGACGACGCGGCTGATGCATTGCGCTACGCCGTCGCTGGTGTTTTGCTCGAAGGTGAGAAGCCTAAAGAGCAATTACTCAGAGAAAAACTGGCAGGAATTAAAGATCCTATGCGGCGTCACATTGAACAGTTTCGGGAGTATAATCTGGACCAAGCGCGGCAGAGGAAAGCGGATGCGCCTCCAAAGATTGTGCCCTCGTGGATGAAGAGGTTTCAGAAATGAGATTCGCTTCGCGTCACACGCTGTGGCTTGAACAGGAACTTGAAAAACGCGAGCAACATCACCGCGAAGAAATCGTGCGACTAGAAAAGTCTCACGCCGAACAACTGAAGTATGCTATAGAAGAGAACGAAAGATTGCGCGATGAGCTGACCAGAACGCGCTACCTGCTCACGCCCGCACTTCAGAATGTTTCGCTTGAACCGGACAACTCGCCGCCACCCACACCTATCGAAGAGGGAGGCACGCCGTGGCAGCGAATCTTACGCAGAGGAATCAAGGCTCAGGAAGAAAACGATGCAATCGCACGGCGCGTAGCAATTGAAGCAGCCGCAAAGACAGCGACGGAAGCAAAGGAGAACTAGCATGGCCATGCAAGCTCAGGACGGCACAACGCATCACAGCGCGAGTCGGGCGCGCCTTCATGACGAACTCTCAGCAAAAAAGGGACCGGCGACCGAAGAGCCCGCAAAGGGCACTGCACCAAATCCAGGGCCGCACAATCCTCCAACCAAGACGCCGATTGAAGAGCACGTTGGCCTGCACGGTCCCGCGACCGCTATCGGCCACATGCACCACGAAGCGTCAGGCACGCATCACGTGACCTCTCACCATGGCGACGGTCCTCCCCATCATTCACGCCACAAGTCTCACGCAGAAGCCCACGAGCACATGGGCAAAGCAATGGGTGTGACTGGCGGCGAGAACGAAGAGACCGAAACGCCGGATAACGAAGCCGAAGAGTACGCAGGCGGCAGGTCCAGCGAATCAATGCCTGGTGTAAGCGAAGCGTAGTCTCAGGAGCGCTCTGTGCCTTGGACTCGCAGACAAGTGAAGTATCTTTTCTCTTCTGGTTCACCACTTACGGGCAAACAGAAAGAAAAGATGCACTCGGAACTCCACGCCAACCCAGCGATGGGCCACATGCGGAAGGGTTCCTCGCGCATGGCGGAAGCCTTCCGAAAGGCGCGGCGATGATCGAAATATCAGCCAATGGTGCGTCAATCACTCCCATGATGGGCGTGCAGGTTCTTCGTCGCGCGAGAGGCATCGCATATCTCGCGATGAAAGAAGAACAAGTTCAAGAGATCAAGAAGCTCACGCCGCTCGCGCTAATGACGTTCTTAGGCAAGGACATTCACATTGATGCTGGCGTACCAGAGAAAGAGATTCACTTTCGCGATGACAAGAACGCGATTGTCGCGAAGATCACGAACTTAGGGAGATCACGTGCCATCCCCATTGAAGAGTTGAAACGTGGCTGAAGCAATCCAGAAAGTCTCGAAGGCTGAAGCGCGCTATGAAGAGGAGGCGCACGGTCCCGAGCACTGCGCGCAATGTACGTACTTCGAGCGTATCGCGCCGCGCCACTGCGCGAGAGTTGAGGGCATCATTGACCCTGGCGGCTGGTGCAAACTGTTCGAGAAGAAATCGCGGATCGCAAGCGCGATGAAAAAGAGTTGATCGGGTAGAGAGGGGAGCAGATGGCGAATCGCTGGATGCAGCACGAAGCGGAGCGCGAGAAGCACGCGGGAACGAAAGGTTCCTTCACCCGAATCGCGAAAGCGCATGGCCGTTCGGTTCACGAAGAAGCAGTGCACGACAAACATAAGCCTGGAAAAATCGGAAAGAAAGCGCGCATGGCCTTGGCCTTCGCGGCAGCAAAGTAGGGAACGAGAAACGCAAGCAATCGGGTGAGAACTGGCGTTTTCTTTGGCGACAGCGGTCCACAATTACACGGGAAGCGACGAAGAGCAGGACGAGCCGAAGTATTCCATTGGTCAGCTCGCCGGCCTTGAGTGGAGTCCCGTCCCCAACGCGAAACTTACTGATACGCAGAAGAACGCGCTGAAGGACCGCCTCAAAGACGCGCAGAAGAGGGATTATCCCGCGCGCTTGATCGAAGTGATCGCCGCATGGGAAGCCGCATTGTTCTACCGTGGTTTTCAGTTTCTCATTCCGCAACGCGGTGGTGGTTGGGTTATACCGGGCGAATCAACTGGCTACGGTCCTTCGATGCAGATGGACCTCGCGCTACTTCCCACAAACATTTATTCCGCTCGCGCGCAGATGATTATCGCTGCGCTGACGCGCACTGTACCCAATACGCGCTTTGCTCCACAACGTGCTGACTCTGACGCGCAGATTACGGCCGCCGAATCCGCTGACAAGTTCGTGAAGGTGATCTCGCGTAACAATGACCTCATCATGATCCAGACCGATGCCTCGCGCTATCTCTGGACAGATGGGCGCTTCGCGTACTGGTCGCGCTATGAGAAGAACGGCCAGAAGTTTGGTTGGGAAGAGGATGACGAACCTGATGATCTTGTGCCCGAGAACGAGCCGATTGAAGCGGGGCAGACGGCCACAGAAGGTGCTGCAGCCGCGGCTACGCCCGAAGCGTCAGAGACCGCGCAAGAAGGCAACGCCGCGGGAGAGTCACAAGAAGAGTTGAGCAACGTCGAGCAGGAAGCGGCCAAAGAAAGCGAAACTGCCGGCGAAGTGGACCAAGCCGAAGAGGCTCAGGAAGAAGAAGAGCCAGTCAAACGCACGCCGCGCGGCCAGGAAGTCCGCAGCGCTCACGGCAAACTCGAAACAAAAATCGTGCCGATGTCCGCGAACAACCTGGATGAAGCGGATGTGTTTATCTACGAAACCGAAGTGGACACTTCGCGCGCGAAGGGCATGTTCCCTTGGGTTGCCGATGACATCAAGGCGGGCGTGAATCAATCCGCGCATGGAGAGATTGGACGGCTTGCACGCCAGAACGTGAAACTCGGGATGCAGTCCACGTATGTGACCAGCGATTCCGTGGCCGAGGATGTGACCATTCAGCGCGCTTGGATGCGACCTTCGTGGTTGATGAATATCAAGGATGAAGCGGTACGTGATGAACTGATCGAGATGTTCCCGAATGGTTGTCTCGTGGTCTATGCTGGCGAGACTTTCTGCTACGCACGAAATGAGTCCATGGATGATTCCTGGGCCATTGGGCAGGCGTACTCGGGCGACGGACAGAACCGTAACGCGATGGGCACCTCCACGCTGCCGGTGCAGAAGCGCCTCAACAACTGGCTCGACTTGATGAATGATTATTTCGTGCGCGCGGTGCCGAAGAAGTGGATGGATTCGCGCGCCTTCAACGTGGAAGCGATCCGTGGACAAACGAACGTGCCCGGGGATGTAGGTGCCTTCAAGCGCCAAGCTGGCATGCCTGTCTCTGAATTGATCTTCGTGGAACCCGCCGTACCTCAGCCCGTGAGTCTCGCGGACTTCATCAACAAGTACGCTGGGGATCTCGCGGAGCTGCTCTCGGGAGCGTATCCCGCACTCGCTGGTGGCGATACCGGAACTGCGGATAGCGGTGTCGCAATCGCCACACAGCGAGACTCCGCACTCGGCCGGCTCGCGCCAACCTGGCACTCCATGAAGAACGCGGAAGCCAAGAGCATGAAACAACTGGTGCGCTGGGGCGCGAAGTGCCGCGATGGCTCAATCAGCGAGCGCATTCCTGGGGGCCAAGCGATCCGGTTGGAAGTGAACGACCTCAAAGCGAATATCCTGTGCTTCGCGGAAAGCGATGAGAATTTTCCTGAGACCTATACACAGCGCAAGAACGCGTTCATGCAGATATTTGATGCTTCCGCGAAGAATCCGCAACTCGCGGAAGTGATGTTCAACGCCGCGAACCTCGAATACATGCAGGCGATGACTAGTCAGCGCGATGTGTATATTCCCCAGGTTGCCTCGCACAACAAACAATTGGGCGAGATTCAGATCATGCTTGGGACACAACCCATTCCGAATCCCGCGGTTATGGAAGCGCAAGCGAAGATCACGCAGATAAAGGCAATGGCCGTGGACCCTGCAGTGCTGCAGCAAGCCGAAGCGGAAGTTGCGGCCATGCCTCAAGAGATTTGCTCGCTCGCGATTGACGCGAAGCGTGATGACAACGTGACCGAAGCAGCCACTTGCTGGCAGTTCTTGAACAGCGATGATGGGCGCCGCGAGAAGCGGTCCAATCCAAAGGGATGGGAGAACGTGGCGTTACACTTCGATGCGCACGTTGAAGCGGCTCAGGCGAAGGCAGCACAAGCGCAACAGGTTGGCAAGCCGCCCAGCGTGAGCGTAGGATACAAGGACGTGGCAATGATCGATCAGGGCGCGGCGAAACAGATTCTCCAGAAAGCGGGAGTCACGCCATCTGCGGGGGCAGAAGCACCGCCACCAGTGCCTGCTCCCGCTGGTGCGAAGGGGCCGGCAGAACCGATTCCCACGGGAGTACCGGAACAAGCGCCAACACGAGTTCAGTAAAATCGGGTAAACATCGGGGAGGAATAAAAAATCATGCCAGAAGAAATCGCAGGAGCAGGAACAGCCGCAGTAGCGGACGGCGCAGGAACGGGTACTGAAGTTGTCGAAACACCAGTAACAGAAGTCGAAACCCCAACTGAAGGCGTCGAAACTGAAGTTGTCGAAACGCCACCAGAAGAAACTGAAACCCCGCCCGAAGGCGAGGAAGAGGATTTACTCGGCGATATTGACGCGGACAGTCGCAAGACAGACGCCGCAACACGCAAACAAATCGCGGACTTGAAGAAGAGCAATCCCGAGATCGGCAAGAAGTGGGCCGACGATCACTTCCATCGCAAAGCGTTTGAGACGGAATTCCCTGGCGGTGTACGCGAAGCGCGCCAAACCAAAGCCATCCTTGAATCGCTCGGCGGTGAAGAGGGCATCGGGGAGATGCAAAGCGAAGTAGAGGATTATCGCAACGAGATCACGCAATTCTCGCAAGGCGATCCCGCGCTACTCACGCAACTCCATGAAGCGAATCCCGATTCTTTCGTTACCGCGATGCAGAACGGCCTTGAACTCCTCGCCGGCCGTGACCTGAAGCAATTCGATACCGCTATCATTCCCGCGATGGTGACGCGCCTCGACAAAGCGGGCATGTTCGATTCCGCTGACAGCGTTCTCGCGCTCATCAAGGACGGGAAGGGCCAGGAAGCCTACGATCTCCAGGCGAAGGTAGTGGCTTGGCTCCGCGGCGCGAAGGACCACGCGAGCAAGAATCTCGAAACGAAGACAGCGCGCGATCCTGAACGCGAAGCAGTAGCCCGCGAACGCGCCGAAGTGCAGACCGAGAAGCAAAAGATGTACACGGAGTCTGTCACTGGCGACGTGAATCGCATGAACTCTCCGATTCTCTCGCGCATCACCATGCAACTTTTCAAGGATCTGAAGCTGCCCGAGAAAGGGCGCAACACCTTCAAGCAAACGCTGGAATCGCGTATCTGGAAAGCGATGGGTGAGGACAAGCCCTATCTTCGCGCCGCGAAGGCGATTCGCGCGAAAGGTGATCGAGCGCGCCATGCCCGCTTCGTGCATGACAAGTTCCGCGAGATGCTGCCTGAGCAGTTCCGCGCGCTGCGTAACGAGATGTACCCGAGTCTCGCCAAGCGCACCAGCGCAGCGCCTGCAGCCGCAGTGAGGCGTCCAGCGGCGGGGAATGGCAAGACAGTGGCACCAGTGGTCCCAGCGCCCAAGGCAGTAGCGGGAAAGGTCTACAAGCGCTCGGAAGTGGATATCCAGAACACGCCAAGCGAGTACATCATCCTCGGCAAAGCGTATCTGAAGGGGAGCCAAACTCCCGTGCCCTACGAACGCTAGATAGTATATACTCTTGACGTGATGAGACTTCTGGACCTATTCTGCGGGCGCTGGGGCTGGAGCAAGGCGTTTGCTGCGCGGGGATGGGAATGCGTTGGCCTAGACCTAGTTGAGCCACCAGAAATTCCGAAGGGTTGCATCTTCATCAAGAAAGACATTCTGGAATTTCAGTTAGCTCCAAATAACAGACTTTACGATCTCATCGTAGCGAGTTCTCCCTGCGAGCAGTTCAGTGTTCACGGCATGAAGCACTTCCACCCGCATCCGCCGTACCCAGAACTAGGCATCAAGCTGTTCAACCACACGCGGGAATTGTGCGAAGCGGCTGGCGTGCCTTACGTGATGGAGAATGTGCGGGCAGCGCAGCAATTCGTAGGCAATGCGGTGCATCACTGCGGGTCGTTCTATTTGTGGGGCTCAGGAGTACCGCCAATTATGCCCCAAGGAATCATCAAAGGCATGACCCGCAAGGCAATGGGGCAGCGTGAGCACAAAGGAAAGCCAGGATGGGGCACAAAGAACGAGCGCGCATCGCGCAGGCAGAATGCAGAGGGTTGTGCATCCCTAGCAGCCACCATCCCTCCCGAACTGGCCAATTGCGTTGCGGATTATGCGGAGAGAATCTTGGAAATGCGTGTTGCGTCCGTAACATCAGTGCGCTAGGATGTCCGCGTGTGGTTCGACAAAAAGAACTCTAAGAAGCTGAATCGTATTGAACGTGAAGTGGAGTGCTTGCACCGAGACGTTCAGCGGCTGCTCAGAATTCTTTCATTGCATCGCGTGGATTTCATTCAACTTGGAGGATGTATGCCAACCGATTTTTCGATAGTTGCGGGAACAAGCGGAACATTCGCATCGATCTTGACGCCACCGAATGGCGCACTCGCAGCCGGCGAAGTGCCTAAGTGGTCCGCGAGCGATTCAAGCGTGATCATCACGCCATCGCCTGACGGCCTGACTTGCGAGGCCGCTGTGCCCGTTGGCGCGACTGCCGCGAGCTTCGATTTGGAGCTTACCGCTATCTCAGCGGATGCGAGCGTGGGAACAGTGAAGGCCGCGCACACGATCACCATCGTGCAGCCGCCCCCTCCCGCATTGACGGCGATTGATTTCGCGCAGACGGCGTAAAGCGAGTTGGTCAGGGGTCACTAACGCGCGCCGTTGAGCCCAGTCCCAGCGGCGCGCTGAAGCGTGTTAGAATCCTTTACGGGAGATGGGCATCCGGCGTGTTGCTCGCGAGAGTGGCACGCCGGTTTTGTTTTGGTATATACTATTCTCATGGCTGGCTACGTCTACCTCATCGGGTCCCGCACGTTCAAGTGGTATAAGATCGGCAAAACTTCCAAGCCCACGATTCGCGTGAGCGAACTAGGCATCCTATTACCGTTTCGGATTGAAGTAATCGCAGTATGGAAATTGTCGAACTATCACGTCATGGAATATGCGCTTCACGAGAAATATACGGCGAATCGAATCAATGGGGAATGGTTCACTTTCACCCCCAAGGAGATACATGAAATTGTGGATGAGATGTTGTGGGCTTCTACAGATGTGGCAGTTGGTTTTTCAAACATAGAGAGTGATGCACCTGAAGGCAAAGTGGTGAAAATCTCTATCAAGAAATACGTTTCGCCAGAGGAATGCGAAATGCTGAAGCGAAAAGGCATGGCCGAATCTGCGGCTAAAAGAGCACTCCGAAGTAAATGTCCTACCTGCGGTCATAACACCTTGTTAAAAACTCCTTGCGCCTAGAAGGTTTGTAGCGTATATGGGTAGTGAGTTGCTAAGGGGCAAACGAGACGCAACCTCAAAAAAAGCCGTGGATTCCAGCACGTATAAACACTGGTCTTATCCCTTTAGCTCTGCATCGTTCCACAACATCGGGTGAACGACAATTCCGCGCTTGACTGCGCGTGAATGCCAACGCGTGAGCTACGGGTAGCCTCGCTGTTGAGCCAAATGCAGAGGTAGTGTACCCATGGCAGCGAATCCACTTGCAGAAGCGGCCGTAGAAGCCGTTGAGCTTGAGTCGTTTGCGAAAGGTATTCCCGATTTGGTCTTCAAAGGCCACTCGGTTTACAATTTCTTCAAGAAAAAGAGCAAGACATTTCCAACCGCTGTAACCACGCAAGCTGGTGGAACGGCGCGTCCTTCCTTCCGTATCCCCGTGCGCATGCAGTCAGGCTCCGCGATCTTCCAGGCCACCGGCAACGGTGACGCTCTGGGCCGCGGGACTGGCTCGACTTGGGTCGCTGGAGACCTTGCGCCAATCGGCTTGTTCGCCGGCTGCGAGATCACTTATCTCGCGCGCATCGCGACGAATGGCCCGAAGCGCAGCTTGATTTCGCTGCGCGCCGAAGAGTTGAAGAACTCTTTCAACTCCTTCATGCAGGGCGTTGACGCTCAGTTCCTGAGCGATGGCGCCGGCGCTATCGTGCAACTGCCCGCACTCGGGTCCACCACGATCAGCAACAACACACTCGGTGGGGCAAACCCATCGTCCATCGTTGGCCTCGGTGGCCAAGCGAACCAATTCCAGGAACAGCAAGTCGTGCAGTTCTTCGCGGCTGAAGGCGGCGCGGCGCGCACCACTGGCGTCTCGACTGCCACTGTTTCCTACGTGGACGGCGCGAATGACACCGTGTACTTCTCGACGGCTCTGCCAACGGGAACCACATACGGCGATTACGTGATGATCCAGGGATCAAGCGGCGCGCTCAACTCGGGCCTGCAGGGGATTTATTCCTATCAGGTCGCGAGCAACACGGGAAGTGTGCTCAATCTGGCGCGCTCAACCTATCCCGGGCAACTCTCCACGCCGAACATCAACAAGAACGGCCAGCCCATCACCACAACCGATGCCTACAAGGCGGAAATTCTGATTGGCCGCGGCCTCGGGCCGGACAACGAAGCGGTCTCGGACTTCGAGTGGATTTGCGGGCCGGATCAGGAACTGGCCGTCACGCAGCTCTACACGAACGTGCTGCAACAGAACTATGTCCCACCGGGCGATAAGGCCCTGGACATGGTGAAGAAGCACATGTCGCCGACTTTCGGCGGGCGTGAACTGAACGTGAGCTACACCGCGCGTCAGGGACGGCTTGACGCGGTGTGCCCGGAAACCTGGGGGATCATCGAGACAGTGGAACCTTCACTCTATGACTTCGGCGATGGCGTCACCACGATGCCTATCCCCGACTTCACGGGGCAGGGAAGCTACTTGACTAGTTCGATATTCTTTTACAATTTTTTTGGGAACCTGTTCAACTCGAATTTGAAAGCAGGTTGCTACATCTCCAGTGCTGCAGTTCCCAGCGTAACGAGTTAAACTATCTATGTCCGCCGCTTGATCGGTGGTGGACTCACCAAGGCGGGGAGGGTGCCTAGAACGCTCTCCCTACCTACTCTTTCTAGGAGAGTGCAATGGGCACGAAGGAATATCACCACCAGTATTATTTGCGTAATCAGGAAAAGATAAGGACTAGAAGTGCAGCGTATTATCGCGAGAACTCAGATGCGATGCTGCAACTCATGAAGGTTCGCAACAAGAAGCGAACTCCCGATGAGATTGAAAGAGATAAGAAATATCACCAGGAATGGTACGAAGAACACAAGGTTGAACGTTCCACAAAAGCGAAAGAGGATTATCGGGAAAATGCTGATGAAATCAAAGCGCGAGTCAGAAAATATCGAGAGTTGCTTCCCAGCGACAAACGAAAACAATGGAATCGCGTTTCGGTACTCAACAAATTCCATACGACAGAGCAATGGTATCGGACGAAACTCGCCGAACAGAATGGTCATTGCGCGCTCTGCTCACGCAAGCGTGAAGAAAACGGGAATCGGCTCGCCATTGACCACAATCATCAATGTTGTCCGAAGAGCGGTTCGTGCGGTAAATGTCTCAGAGGGATTCTCTGTCGCCGCTGTAATTTGAGGTTGGGCAATTTGGATGAACTTCTATCACTCGGAATGGTTCTCGCCAAGCACCACACTGGGTGGTTTGCAAGAGTAGTCAAATATCTGAAGCAATATCGGGTGATCACATGAAAGAGACAGCAACGCTCACCGAAATTCCGGTAGCGAAGAAAAAGATTTATCGCGCTAGGCCGCTGAACAAATGGGTGCTGGTCAAGCCCATCGAGATAGAGGAAAGAAAAACAGCGGAAGGCGTGGTCCTGCCGGGAGCAAGCACACCTGGCATGGACGCGGGAATCGTTTCGCAGTCAGGGCACGTAGTTGCGGTTGCCGAGGGAATTCCACTCGAAGTCGGGGATTTGATTCTGTACACGCGCTTCGCGATGACCTTCCGCCAGTTGGAGGAATTCACGGGCGTCCCTGGACTGAAACTTCTGCGCTTCGAGGAATGCTATTGCGTGTTTGAAGAGATACCCGAAGGCGCGTGATGGACGCGTATCCAGAGACACGCGAAACCCCGCCAGAGTTTCAGGCGCGGCTCACGGCACTGTTCGGCACGAACGAATGGGGCGATCCGCACTTCAAGATCGTATGGGGTCAATCGCAACTCATCCGCATCGGCAATCTCTGGAGTGACAAGTACGGCAACGAACGCCTTGAATATCGCGACCGCTATCAGTGCCATGGGATGCCTTGTTGGGTGATCATGCGCTGGAAAGCGCCAGTCGAGTACGGCACGCCAGAAATGTATTACGCGAACACGTTTGACGCGTTCACGGGACTCTACATCACCGGCGAGTATCCCTGGCGCGGGCGTTATGAGAGCGTGCAGCCGTTGATCTCGAAAGAGTTTGTAGACGGCAAGTTGGTGATTGAGCACTTTCCGCTTTCGCACTACTTGATCGATATGTTAATTCCCATGATGCTCGCATTTCAGGAATTGAGCGAAGAACAGAAGGAAGCGGCAAGACAGGCAACAGCAGCGGCGGAAGAGCGCAAGGCCACGGAAGAGATCGCGGATCGCATGGCCGAGAATCTTCCGAGCTTCTGGGGTCCGGTTTCATTCGGTGCAGGCGGTTCGCGATGTTCGGTGCTGGACAAGAAAATGGATGCAATTCAGAAAGTTTGGGATAGACTCTCGCGCAGAGGACAACGGCCGAGGTTCAGGCGCGCGATGACCATCGGGAATCGGCCAAGAATCATCGGTTACAACTAAAACATCGGGAGGAAAGAAAATGGGAGTACCACTGACACATTCACTTGCACAGAATCAAAAGAGAGCAATGGACCAGGCGCGGGCCACGCAAGACGGCGCGAATCATGGAGCCACGACGCTGGAGACTCAGGAAACTGGGCCATCATCCGGCAAGGTGATTTATGTCTACAACATTCTCGCGCTCGATCATGTTGTGGAACAGCCGCCCGTTTTTCCGCACTTCGCCATAGCAGCGTGCCAGAAGGGCCAGAAGTTCTCTTACACGCTCTTGCCAGAATTCGTGAAGATCCCTTTCACAAAGCCTGGGACCACGGAGATGTACTACAAGAGCGAGGACGGGCGGAAAGCGGCGACGAGCCTCATGAATCCCATGGCGTTCCCAAGCACGGATTGGAACGCGCAAGTGCAGAAATGGGATACGGGTGACCAGTTCGGAAATAACCTGAATATGTTCGGGTGCTGGTGGTCGCTCAAAAAACCCGACGATCCCGAACTCGAAAGTGAAATCAAGATTTTCAAAGACCGCTGGATGAAGACGATGCAGGAACTGATCAATGCGGCTGAGACGCTGAACGCGCAAGGCAACCGCAAAGACATTTCCCCACTCATGCACTTCGCGATGGACTACGCCGGCAAGCAAGCGCAGTGGCACATGTCCACCGAGCACATGATCTCCTGCCCGAATTGCGGCGCCATGGTGAAGGACGGCATCGCGTACCACAAGAACGATTTCGGGGACCGATGCATCTTGGACTGGGAGAGGGCTTATCAAGCAGGAGCCGTCAAACTTGAAGACGTGCCAATGGAAAAGCGGTGGTGGAGCGAGCCCGCTGAAGAGCCTGAAGAAGAACTTGTTGCTCCTGTGACCGCGCGGAGAGGAAGGCAGAGGAAAGCCTAGCGCGCCAAACGATCTTCTTGGCGGGGAACTTCGTATCCAGGTGTACACCCGATTCATCTGGGCGCAGTTCCCCACCAAGTCGCTATTAAACGAGGGACCCCGTGACGAATGTACTGGCCACTAATTTCCCGACTGTCAGCGAAGTGATGGAGCTGACACGCTCCCTTGTCAACGATACATTCCCTGGAATTGCCAACACACAAGGGCGCATCTTTACCAATGACGCTCCCTTCACACTTCCCTTTCTGAATTCCGCACTTCGCAAAGTGCAGCGCTATCTCCGTGCCGAAGGCGTCACATTTCCGATTGAGGATGGCGTAGTGCTCGGGAATATCCCTCCCGTTGTGACCGCCGATCCTTCCGTGTTCATCAATATCGGATTTAGCGGAACTTACAACGGCACCACGACATCTGCTTCGCCCGCGCTTCCAGGCAACTGCATGCAAGTCGTGATTGTGCGCCAGCGCGTCACTGGCTCGAATCTCCAATTCGTGCCGATGATGCAAGCACAAGAAGGGCTTCCTTCGGGCTATCAGAATCAATGGCTCGGGATGTGGGAGTGGCGCAAGTACGCGATCTGGATGAATGGTTCGCTGCAAGCGCAGGACATCATGATTCGCTATCTCACAGGCCAGCCTCCAATCGCCGCGCCTGCAGCGGATTTCGATACTACCAACATCAACATTCTTGACTGCCAGGATGCGCTCGCGAATCTCATGGCCGTGATGTACGGCAGTGCCCGCGGTGGGAATCCCGAAGGCATCACAAATTGCAAAAGCGAAGCACAAGAAGCGATGGACAACATGGCGCTTGAGTATGTGAGGCGTCAGCAAACAGTGAATTATAACCGCCTCAGCTATCAAGGTGGCGGATCGACCGATGGAACGAATACGATGGTTGGCTCGGCAGGAGTGCCCTAAATGTTTAGACTCCAAGGTTCCGTGAATGCTGCCTATGGTCCCGCGCTGAACGGCGTGGATGTCTACATTTGCACGCAGCCCGCAGTCACCACGACGGTTCCTCCCACGCCTCTCGCGACTCTCTACACCGATTCCACGGGAGGCACACTTCTTGCGAATCCCGTGCAAACGGATGGGCTGGGGAATTGGTTCGCGTATCTCGCGACGGGAACATATACCGTGGTCCTCGTGGACCCGAACAATCGCATTCCCGTGACGGTCTTCCCCGATCAGAATGTCACATCGCCTGGGGGCGGTACGGTCACGAGCATAACTTTCGTGATGCCCGCCGAATTCACTGTCACGAATCCGACGATCACCAGTTCGGGCATCATCACCGTTACCAAGACTGTTCAAAACGCGAATGCCCTATATGCAGGCCCAGTGAGTGGCGGCACTGCAGTGCCCACTTTCCGCCCAATGGTCACTGCGGATCTCCCGAGTGGCGTGGGCACGGTTGGCAGCGTAACACTCGCTGTCAGTGCGGGCGCCCTTTTCACCGCAAGTATTTCGGGAACAAATCCGATCACCACAAGCGGCACGGCGACAATCAACATCACTTTTGCGAATCAAGCCGCGAATACGATTCTCGCAGGGCCAGCGAGTGGCAGTACAGGACCTGTCTTGGCGCGCCAAGCGGTTGCGGCCGATGTCTCGGGAATCCATGCGGTCACGTTCAGCGTCACGCCCGTGTTTGACGCAAGTCTTTATGCGCTTCCCGCTTTTACGATGACACTCAGCGCGAGCGTCACATCAAGTAGCGTCACGAATCCGATTGCGGGACAACGCATTGCTTTTATTCTCACGCAGGATGGCACGGGCGGATGGAGCTTCGCATGGCCGTCCAACTTTAGGGGAGCATCGAATATCGGTTCCGATGCAAGCAGCGTGAGCGTCCAAGAGTTCATCTATACGGGCAGCATGTGGCGCGCTGTAGGACCTGGCTCTGTCAACGGCTCGTAGATGAAGGTACGCGGCGGGACTCGGCACCTGATTCCATCAACAAAGCCGAGGCAGCGTTTACGAATGCGCTGGCATACTGAGGAGAAAGCAACATGGCTCTGGCAACTCTTTCCGTAAACGCTGGATACTTGGCTGACAACACGCAGAAGAAAATCATCATTACTGGAACACTCACGGTTGCGACCGCGAGTTCCAGTTATCCGGTCGGTGGCATCACACTCGATTCCGTGCTTCTGGCATTGCCCGAAGCAACGGCATCCGCCGTGCATCGCTGCGTCCTGATTTCACACACAGGAACGGGATATATCTATCAGCGCATCCCGAGCACTGGTAAGATGATGATCCTTCAGGTGCCTCCGAACGGTTCGCTCACGACTGCCGCTCCACTGCAGGAAATCCCGAGCAATTTGAATCTGCAGGGTATCGTGAATGATACCGTCGATTTCTCGGCGGAATTCAAGCGGAACGTCTAAAACGGATTCTCCGCAACGTCTCTGAGAAGGAGGACGTAGTGGGGATACTGGGGGCCACTCCTGACGTGCTTGGGCATAGTTGGGAGTGGCTCTAGCTTCACGCGAGGAATCCCTTGAACAATGCCGCAAAACCGCTGACTCCCGTTGCTGTTGAGACCATGGGAGGTCTCTACACAGAGGCGTCTCCCGAGACGCTTCCCAATGGCGCGAGCCCGTTGTGCATCAACACGGATTTCATCGTTGGACAGACATTGCAGCGGCCTGGGAAAGAAAGCGTCTATACCTTCGCGAATTCTTTCATTGAGAAACTCGCTGCTTTTGCCGCTTCTATCGCTGGATCGCACGCGCCAAACGAAACCGCGTGGACCAATCCTTCCAACGTGACGGGGAATATCGCAGGAACTTATACCACTGCGGTCCTGAATCTAGGTGGTGGTGGTGGAGTTTCCGGCTTGGACCACACGGTTGTTGATTCAGGGCAGTTGAATGATCCCACTGTGATAGGCACACCTAGCGTCTATCCAGAACTTGCGATTGTGAGCGCTGGCAGCAGTCTCGTGGGTATTTCGCATCCTATCTCGGGCTGGACGGATATCGGTGGACAAGGCGGAAGCAGTTTCTTCGGATTCAAGCAAATTAATTCTGGCAATGCTTCCATCACTCTCAACATTGGGGCGTTCACGCAATCCACGTCAGTCATCATGCCGCTGTTCTACGTGAGCGGTACTCCAGCGCTCATTCAGGTTGTTGATGATTCTCTTGGATCACTAGCGGGAACGAACGTGATGACGTTTCTTTCCGACGTTACGACAGGCCACGCCATCTTCGTGCATATCCAGGGCAATGGTTCCAGCGGGTATCCGCTCGGCGCATTGACTGTGAGTGATAATGCGGGAAACATCTATGCGAATCTCGGCACCTATGATGTGAACGGCACAGGACGTTCCTATACGGCTCTGTGGTGCTGCCTCAATGCAACAGGAAGAAGCGGATTTGCAGTTACCGTGTCCGCTGCCACTGGCGCCGTATCCAATTTGAAATTGCACATCGCGGAAATGAGTGGCATCCTCGTTTCCAGTGCCGCAGTAAGCCAGGTTCTCAAGACGCTAAATTTCCCGTTTTCGATTGCTTCCACGACTGTTCCTCTTGGATTTCAAGTGGAGATTTCCGGCAAGCAATCGGCGATTGACGTGACCACCTATGTGTCTGCCACGGTGAGCAACGGCACCAGGACTTCTACCGCAGTGACGGGACAACTCAGTACGAGTAATGGAACACTCACTCTGGGAGATCCCACATCCGATTGGGGATTCGTGCTCACTCCCGCCTTGTTCAACGATCCGAATCTCACCGTGAACATCGTGGCGCAAACCGCTCGAAGCGGGCCGGCGACATTTAGCCTTTATGCCTCAAAACTCAAAGTGTGGACGACGCCCGATCCTCCACCAAGTTTCAATTACATCAAGACTTTCGCGCAGACCAATGGCGAAGTCCTTACGATGGCGCTGGGCGATGACGGAGTGTTCTATCAGGAGGATGTGCTCAACACTCCAGGGGTTTTGAACGCGGTATATACCGCTGTGGAACCTGATAGCTTCGCGCAATCCGCGACGGTGGATGATCGCGAGTTCATCGCCATCTCGAATCTCCAAAACGGCACGGATATTCCTTACGGCTACGATGGCACGAACTTTGACCGTCTTTCACAAGTAGGTCCAGGAGCCCCGCCCTCGGCTTCCACATCCGCTTCGGGAAACACCATTCTCACAATCACGCAACCCACAGTGAAAAGTGACGTGGAATCCCCTGGGCATCTATCAGATATCCTGTGGTCCGCTGGACCGGGGAACAGTTCTCCAGGGAATACGCTGACGATCTACTATTCGCGCAATCCCCAACTCCCTTCACCTGATGCGGATCTTCAGCCTGGAGTTGGCGTGCAACTCGCCAACATCGCGTCGATTCAAGGGAATACCGTCAACGGGGATTACATCGTCACCAGCGTGGGCTTGGGTATTCCTCCAGGCGGGCAATACGGCCGCTGGTACTTCACCGTTCAAATGCCCACATCGCTCTTTGTGAATCTTGGCGGTGGTGAACCTTCTCCTCAAACGGGCACTTATCAGGTCACGACAGCGACGATGACTACAGCGAGCCAAGTGCCGAACCTTGAAGTCAACATGCAATTCGCCATCACCGGCACGGGAGGCTCGCCCACCGCGGGGTATGACGGTACTTGGACTGTTCTCACTACGCCGAACGCTTCGCAGCTTCAGATTACCTCCACGCAACTCACTGGGAATGTGGCTACCTATGGCTACAACCTGATCACAGGCACGAATCCCGTGCTTGGCCAAGCGATTACTATCACGCAAACGCTGAACGGGAATGGGATTTTCAACGTCGCTCAGGCAACCATCATCGCAGCCAGCCCGGGGAATTTCTCGCTCAACATCGTTTCTGCAACGAACATCCCCACTGCCGCAGAGACCGGCTCTGGCATCGTCTTCGGAACGAAATTCACTTTTGATCCACTCATCATCGTGGGAAACAAGAGCGGTGGCAGCATCGTCACTCAAGGAACCATCGCGCTGGGCGTGCGAAAAATCTGTTACTCCTACTTGACACGTAATGGGTTCATCTCGCAGCCTTCGCCGATCCTGACGTTGGATATCATCGCAGGAGCATCTTCATTGGTGGTGTCTGATCTTCTGCCTGGTCCATCGAACGTGATCGCGCGCATCGTGCATCTGACCGCTGCAGATGGCGGGAACTTTTACAACATTCCTGCACCGGTCTCCGTCATTGACAATGGCGTGACCGTAATCAATTCCTCCACCTGGTTGCTTGACAACACTTCCACTAGCATCACGCTGAGTTTCTCCGATGGCGTACTGCTCGCAGCCGATCAAGTGGATATCCAAGGCAACAATCTTTTCGAGTGCGCCGAACTAGGAAGTTGTGTTGCACTGGTGCCCTTCGCCCAACGTCTGGTAGCTATCGGGGAACAAAACAAAGTTTCGAACTTCCTCAACTATTCTTTCGATGGTGGCTATACGGGAAGTGCGGGCGCCTTCACTCCAGCCGGCTGGATATCTGATCCAACGAATGGCGCTGGCGGGAATGTCATCGCGTCTCCGATCTTCGGCTTCGCGTATCAAATCTCCAATGCCACGGGGACCACACAAACAACTTATGGGATGATCACGCAGAACGCCTATCAAGATGAATTCCAGGTTCCCATCATTGACGCTTCGACCGCCTACAGCGTGCGAATCACTTGCGCTGTTCCTGTTGCTGCTTCTGGCGGCAATCTCGTGGTGGATCTCTACAGCAACAATCTCGGCACAGTCCTTGGGACTTTCACTCTGGCACTCTCGGCCATCGGTGCCACAATGGAAATTGACACGGGCACTCTGCTCACTTCAATCCTTGCGCCTGTGCCGAATGATATCGTGATCCGTCTCTACGCCACGAACATCCCAAATGGCGTGACCGTCAACATTGACCGCATCGAGCCTTTCCCCACTGCGATGCCGAATTTGAACACGCAGGTAACTCTCAGCTACAAGGGAAACTTCGAGGCTTTTGATCAGTTGAGCGGCGTGATTCTCGGAACCAATCAGAACCAACAACCCATTGTGAGTGCTTCCGTACTCTTCGATTCGCTCTATCTCGGGAAATCGGGTTCAACTATTTCCGTGACGGATAACAATACGACCGAACCTTCGGGCTGGGCAGTGCCGCGGACAATCTCAAACTCCGTGGGAACTGCCGGCGTGAATGCCATGACCACGGGAATCGATGAGCCAAATGCGGGAGAAGAGTGGTGGCTCACTGCATATCAGCCCGGGCTCTTCATGTTCTATGGTAGCCAGCCCGTAAAACTCAGCGAAGAAATTCAATCGCTCTGGAACATGATCAACTGGAAGTATGGTTATACCATCTGGATCAAGAACGACATCACCAATCGCCGGATTCTCGTGGGGGTGCCGCTGAATCCGACAGACGCGCGGGGCAAAGTACCGTCCTTCTTGCCCACTGGGATTCTCACGGACCCGAATCCCACAACGCCGAATGCTGTGCTGGTGGTGAATTACAAACAACTGAACACGGCAAATGCACTCGCAGACAGCCCCGAAGTCCATCGTTCTTATTCGGGCAAACTTCTGGATTCGGAAATGACGCGGAAATGGGCCATCTGGATTATCAAGTCTCCTTGCGCGGGCCTGATCAAGCGCGCGGATACCACGACTCCCATGTTTCTGGGCAATTCAGACAACACGGGGAAAATCTACCAGCTCGTGGATGGTCTACGCGAAGACGATGGCAACGCGATCCTCCAGATGTACGATACCTATGGCTTCGTGCCCACGGAAGAAGGCGAAGGCCGCGGGATGGGCATCACGCGCTACACCTACGATTATATGTCTCTATTGCTCGATGGCACTGGCGCTTGCACAATCAGCGTTTTTCCGAATACGCTTGACACGTCCTATGCTCACGCGCTCTTGCCCGACCTTACGCTTCCCGCTTCCACGAATGGCGATGTCGAGGTGCCCGTGAACGAAGTTGGAAACCGTCTCTTTGTGCAATTCAAATCGAATGCTGTGGGTGCAGGCTTTACGCTTTCGCGCGCAATTATGGTGATGAGTCAGGACCCTTGGAGTCCAGTGCGTGGAGTGAATACTTAGTGGTACATGGTGCTATATGGCTCTCTCACTCGATAAAGAAATCACCTATCTAAGACAGCTTCCCGGCATGGGTGCCTACTTAGGCAACGCATTGCAACTCTTACAAGAAAGCGTGAACAATCTCGGAAAGAACGTGGCTGTCGATCCAGTAGGCACGCTTCCTCCACCGCCTGCGATTCAGCAACTCACAGTGAAAACGAATGGACAGGGGCTGGTCCACGCAGTCATCACGGATAACAATGCGATCCAGAAGCATCTGAACTATTTCGTGGAGTACGATACAGATGCCAGTTTTCCGCAACCGCATGTCGTGCATCTCGGCGCATCGCGTTCCATGGCTCCAATGACTCTTCCCGCCATGGATGATAATGGGAATCCGCAGAAATTCTTTTTCCGCGCCTACTCGCAATATCATGGCAGCCACCCGGGACCTAAGGTACACTCAGGCGTGGCAGTGGACCCAGGTGGAACGCACATGCTCACACTCTTGCCCAGCACGGGTAGCGGTACAGCGGCTGCAAACGGCCAAGAAGGCGGCTCGGGATTCGGAAAAGTTTTGTTGCGTCCAGCAACGGCCAAAAAGAAAGCAGGAACGTGAATCAAGTAAGGAACGACGCGGTATATGAAGTAAAAGGCACGGAACGGAAAGAAGTCACGCGACGCAGTGTCCCCTGCGGTGAGTGCGTGACAACTTCTTACTACGAACCCGAGTCAGGGGAACTTTTACGCCGGGACATCGAGATTCAGGTCGATTCTCTCAGTCTCGGCGCACAGACTGGAGAGAAATAAATGGCCATCACACAGGCGGTAGCGAATAGCTTCAAGACAGAGGTCCTCACAGCCCTCCATAACTTCACGGCTTCTACGGGCAACATATTCAAACTCGCCCTCTACACTTCCTCTGCCACGATGGACAAGACCACCACTGTCTATTCAGCCACAAATGAAGTGGGGAATTCTGGAACTTACACAGCAGGTGGCGGGACGCTTACGAACATCACCCCCGTCCTCTCGACTGATACCGCTATCTGTGATTTCAACGACCTCTCGTTTACTTCCGCGACAATCACAGCGCGTGGCGCTCTCATCTATAACAGCACCAATGCCAACAGAGCGGTCTTGGTCTTGAATTTCGGCTCTGACCAGACTTCCACGGCCGGCACCTTCACTATCGTTTTCCCCGCCGCCGTCGCTGGCACAGCGATTCTTGGATTGGCATAAGGAGAAATCATGCGTCAATACTTCAACGGATCGCTCGCGGATTCCATCATCGTTCCTGCATCCATCACGCCAACAACGACAAAAACTTTTCTTCTGACGCAGGCACAAGCGAATCAATGCTTCCCGCTTCCTTTCGGACAGGCCGCGCCATTCGCCGGCCAGATTTTCCGCTTTACGCTAGGTGGGCTTATCACTACGCCAGCCACTGGAACGCTGATTATCGATCCTGTTCACGGGAACGGGGCCTCGGCTACCACAGGCGGAACGGACATGGGTGCATCTGCTGCGCAAACCGTTACCGCGAGCCTTTCAAACGCTCCGTGGCGCATGGAAGGCGAGATCATCTACAGATCCATTTCGGGTGCTGCGACCGCATCAACTGCGTGGCTCACGGGTTCTTTTGAATCTCAGGGCACTCTGGCAACTGCGGGAGGGGGCTGGGGCATTTTGTTTGGAAGCACCGCTGCAGTTTCGGTTGATACCACTGGAACAGGTACCGCTGGAACTTGGGGCGCATTGAATTTCTACGTCACGTTCTCCGTTACTGGCGCCACGATCATAACGGAATGGACTTCGATGCAATCAATGAACTAAAGGGGCAGCATGGC